GCTGCAGGCATCAACAAACCAGGATGAGTAAAGCTCTGACAGAAGAACTCCAGATTAGGATAATTCTTTCTATCAATAACCAGTTTAAAGCTAGTTGGTTGTAAGTAATTAAAATTTTCTGTTAAAGTAGCCATGTTCCTATTTATAAGAAAAAAATGTTAAAAAAAGAGGCAGCCGAAGCTGCCTCCCATTTTTATATTGCATTCGTACTTTATGCGCCGAGGATGTTGTCCACGCGGAAGATACGATAGTACTGGTTTGTCTTGTTTGCAGCCAAACCGTTTGATGGTGTAGCACCAACGAATGGATTTGAGACCATGCCGTAGCGAGTCTTAAAGCCAATCTTAGGCTGGAATGTATCTTCACCAACTGCACGAACCATTGTTAGTGGTACGTATGGGCAATAGAACAGACCTGCGTCATATGGGTTTGTACCCTTATAACCTACGTTTACGTAATCGGTTGTTGCATATGGATCCACGTATACACGTGTGCGACCGTTCAGTACACCAGCAAATGTGTTGCCTGTGTCATCTACGTTCAAGTTTGTTGACATTGCAGGAGCGTAGTCAAGCATACCTGAAGCTGACAATGCAGAAGCTACGTCAGAAGAACAGATCATGAAGTTACCCTTACCGCGACGTGTGTCTTTTGCGATCTGGTTTGATTCACGCTCGATCTGCATGATCAGGCCTTTGAACTTCTCAACTGACCAGCGACCGTCTGCATCTGTCTGTACGTCGAAGATACCATTGATTGCTGTGTTAGAAGTTGATGCACCTGTCTTAGCTTGTGCGTTGATTGTACGAACAACTTCACGGTTGATTTCAGCCATGATTTCTGTTGACAGAATGTTAGCCAACTCTGTCTCTGCATCAAGACCATGAATCGCTTTCAAGTCTTGTGCAAGTTCTAGAGTGTATTCTGCTTTCAGAGCACGTGACTTCGCAGTCACTGTAGCTTTTTCAATTGTGAAGCCCATTTCAGCAAACTGCTCGCCACCTGATGCACCAAGTGCTTCAGCTTCTGCAGTTGTGTATGGGTCAATGTTTGCATTTGGAATGTCAGAGTCACGCTCGTTGTCGATGCTTGAATCTGCAGTCAGGTGTGAACCATCTACAAGATCCTTCAAACCTGATGGGTCTGAGAACTGTGCAGTTGTACCTGAGTCACCTGAGTAGTTAGCTACTGCTTCGTTGAACAATGCTTCATCGTCAGCAGATGCACCTGATTTAGTTGTCTGGTACTTAGACTTCATTGCGAAGATCAAGCCTGTTGGACCAGTCATTGGCTGAACGCCACAGATGTCATAAGCCATCAAGTTTGGCATTGCACGACGTACAAGTGCGATCAGTACTGGATTCCAGTTACCTGTTTGGCCAGATGTCACAGTTGTTGTGTCGTTAGTTTCGTTTAGTAGACCTTCTTCGCGAAGTGCTACTTCCTGGTTTTCCAGTACAGCAGCTGTAACTGCTTTCCGGTGTGCGTCTTGGATAGTGCCTGCTGACTCTTCGTTCAGTACAGGTGCCCACTTTTCCATCAGCTTGTCATAAGAGACTGTATTTTGCATTTTGGACTCCCAAATTATTTCTGTTGTCTTTGGATTGCTTGAAGATACTGAGCCATAGAAGATGAAGATTCAACAATGGCATCGCCATCATCTGATGTATCTTCTTCAATGTCAGCAGACTCAGTGCTTTTCTTGGTGAAGTATGATTCTTTGATTGTAGCTACTTTTTCTGCAAAAGTTGCTTCATCTTCGAAATCTACATCTTCAGCCAATTTCTTTAGTTTTTCTACTTGAGTTTCAGCAAGACCTGAAGCAGCTTCGCGGATGATTGAATCACGCTTTAGTACTTCCAACTCTTCCTGCATTTCAAGAGCTTTTGCAACAGCTGTGTTGTGAGCTTCTTCATGAACAGATCCTTCAGTGAAGTCATAAACTTCTCTGCAATTTCTGTACGCAGACCAGATTCGATAGCAACCTTGTTATCTTCCATCCACTGCTCAACTACGTAGTTCAGATATGAATCTACCTTTTCAACAAGATCAGCTTTAGTAGATGAAATCTCTTCAGCCAATTCTTCGTTGTACTTCTCTTCGAGACGATCAATTTCTTCTGACAGCTTAGACTTGATAGCTGCTTCAAAGATTGTTGATGCCTTACCCTTGAACTCATCGCTCAAAGTAGCTTCTGATTCAACTAGTGCATTCAGATCTGCATCGAAATCAACATTATAGTCGATGTCTTGCTTTTCTGCAATTGGTGCACCATCAAAAGCATCTGCTTCTGTGCCAGCCATAACAGTTTGAAGAACACCAGCAAGTTTATCCTTTGACATACCCTGCATAGCAGTTACCGCAGCACCTACCATACCAGCTTTTGTCTTAGGCATTGGATCTTGTTTAGTGTTATTCTTAGCAGTACCCATGTTAGGCATTTTTGCCTTACCTGTGGCATCACCTGCTTTATCTGTAGCAGCGACTGACTGAGCTTCAGCGTTTGCGGGATCGTGCGCTTCTTCCACAACTTCGTCTGTTACTTCGTCATGGAGTTCTACGTCTTGATCGATCATTTGATCTTCAGTCATACTTGACTCCTTTTACAAGTTTGTTTTAAGTAACGAGAGGAAATTCTTAAACTCACGAACCTGCGTCTCATAGAGATCGGTACGAGGAGCTTTCTTAATTTCAGTCTCCATTGATTCAATATGTTTAGCTTCAATAATGCCGTTGTTCCACACCCACTCTACACCTTCCATAACCCCATTAACAAAAGCGCTAGGTGCTGAAGGATCTTGAACAATATCTACAGCGTTAAGAAGAAAATCTCCTTTAACGTACATTGCGTCATTACGTCTTTCTAAACTTCCCATACCACGAGTCGAGACTCCTAAATTGACACCGCCATCAAGAAGACCTTGAACGATCTTACCCATTGGAGTTTCCAAAATAGTAGCCTTACCCACAACATCGTTACCTTTCCATGAAAGTGATTCGATCTTGTGAGAAACCTTATCTAAATTAACAGTCGGGCCTTCAGGGTGATTCAACTCACCTACAGCACGTCCTTTGGATACTTGCTCTGTATTGTATTTGTTAAGAGCAGATTCCATAACGGCTTTTGGATATATCCGACCATTACGATTCTTTGCTTCTGCTTGCATGAACACACCTTCGATGGTCCATGTCTTACCACCATTCTCTCTAGCCTCTGATACGACTTCGAGTTGTTGGTTTGTGTATTCAGCAATCAGTTTCATTTTCTCAATACCTTTATAAATTCGGTAGCAGCTTTTTCTGCCTCTGCCTTTGATCTGTATATATCCAACCTATCACCATCCACATATGCAACAAAACCGTTACGTTCTTTGTAGACCATAATCTGGATTCTTCCAACCTTTTTATTGACCACTACTTGGCCTTCAGGCTTTCTTCCAGTCAGTTCTCTAATTTGATCAAAGGTTTTCATTTTATTACCTTTATTTATAATTATATTTCTTTTGACTTTAGATCAAGATTCTTCAGAATCCTCACCATCGTCATCTTCTTCGTCCTCGGATCCATCACTTCCTTCGTCTCCCATTGACTCCTCAGCATCAGGATCGGACTCTTGTACTCCTTCGTCCTCTTCGGCATCGATATCATCCTCAAGATCTAGTTCTTCTTCTTCAGGATCAACACCATTATAGATCTGATCTGCAATCCGGACTTTTTCTTGATCCAATAGATCAGACAACTTGATAGTCATAACATCTTGAAATGTTTTATTTGCGTTATTAAAATCTTGATCCATTGCTTGTTGAATCAGATCCTTAACTGCTTCACTCATCATTATCTCCTTGAGTTTGCTCAGGTGGATCTTCACCTGAAATCTCTTTATTCATCTTTTCAATATCATCATCATTAAGATGAAGTACATTCTTCATTACCCATTCTTTAGAGAAGTATTCACCTACATAATTCTGGATTTGATCCAATGATTGTAATCTTTCACGAAGCATTTCTGCATCACGAAGTTCTGTAAAGTGATTATCTTTTTGATAATCGATTGTAATATCATTTTTCCATTCATTCCAATCTTCTTCAGTAATAATACCTTTCATTATTAGCTGAGTTTTTAGAATGCCATAGAATAGATGAGAGAATCTCATCCGTAGTCTATCAATAAACTTTTGGAACTTCAACTCATCACGATTAATTTCTGTTGATCTTCCAAGAATACCCTGTACACTTTCAGCATCGAGACGAGACATTGGAACATTAAGCGATCTGTACATTCTCTTTTGGAAGTATACAATATCATCAATCTGTCCAAGATTCTCACCACCTGGAAGTGTGCTAATCTCTGTACCTCTACCACCTTCACGTCTTGGTAACCAAAAGTCTTCAAGAAGTGATTGGTGCTTACGATCATCTCTGATCTCACCAGTCTTAGCATCATACACAAGTTTGTTACGATACTTTGCCATGATGTCTTTCATATATTGTTCAGCCTTACCACGTGGTAAGTTACCAACATCAATATAGAACATACGGCGTTCAGGTGCACGAGCAAGACGATAGATGACAGAGTCAGTAGTCATCTTAATACCGTTTGTAGAAGATCCTGGCTTCTCTTGAAAGATAAAGAACTCTTCAGTCTTTTCTATAAGTTTTGCTCCTGTAGCAGGATCTTTCTTATATTTTACTTTTTTGACCTTGCGCATCTTAGCAGCATCAATAGGCCTAATTTCTTGGATACCTTCTTTTGGTTTAGTCTCATCTACTACCAAGTGATGATATAAACGACCATCTACATACCAACGACGGAAGATGTCATGGCCAAGCTCTTTGAAGTTTAACATACTATAGATGTAATCAAACTCTTCTTTGATTACTTTTTTAATTCTATCTGGAACCTCAACATTATCAAGATTAATGTCTAATGTTTGTTCCATCTCTGAACCACTGATTGATTCATTAATAATATCTTCGATAGCTGCATCAACTTCTGGATGCATTGCATTACCGCGATACTTCATAACCAGCTGGTAGTTATCTTTTGAATCATCACCATCAAGATTCAAATACTGGCCGTAGTGAGAACCACTAGCCGTTGCATAACTTCCACCTTCATCATCACGCGGCGGGACAATGGAAGGTTTCTTTTTATCTTCCTCGTCTTTTTTGGCTCTCTTAATTTCAAAGCCAAATAATTTTAAAGCACTATTGTCTGCCATTTCAATTTCCTAAAGCTAAAGAGAGGAGGTCAGGCCAATCCCGACCTCCTCTAGTATTTATGTTAGCTAGTAGTATCTGACTCAAAGTACTGATAAGCCCAGTTACAAGTGAATCTTTCAATGTTGTCATTGTCAGAATATGATACTGCAATGTCTGAAAGATCCTGTGGATATGCACCACGGAATGTATAGGTCTTGAGTACTGTACCGTCACGATCTAGCTGCTCAACTTTAAGGTCAGCTTCGTATGCAATTGGTGCATTCAGACCGGTATTTGCAGAGTGTGCATTGATACCGTTCATCCAACGCTCAATTGCGTTACGAATAGAAAAGTCGGTATCGTTAATGATTGTAGTCTGCCACTCAGCAAACGTACGATCACCAGCTAGCTTCAGAATACGACCTCTGAATGCCATCGGAATGATACCAAAAGTTGAACCAGGTAATGATGCTGCTTCTACCAAGAAAGAAGTCAACTCAGGGTCGCCATTGGCAAACCCTGGATAGTTGATTGTTACTTGGAAGAGATTAGGACGAGCACCGCCACCTCTTAATTTTGCCTTAAAATCGTCTACTCCTAAAATAGCCATTTTTTATCTCCTTATACTGTGCCTACGACTTCTTCGAAGTCAACACCCGTACGAACAGCTACGAAGTTCAGAGTGACGTAGTTAATAGACCGAGCAGGTTTGATGAAGATGTTTGCAATGAATTCATTGCGATCTACAACTGCTGCAGTGTTATTTGTTTCATCACAGACAACTTTAAAGTCTGTAATACCACGACGACCTTTTACTTCACGAAGTACTGGTTCAACAATGTTGACAAATTCTGCTCGAGTAAACTCATCGTTAAACTCAAACATTACTTGTTCAGCTGCACGACCAATCGCTCTTTCAAGTACGAGGAACAATCTACGTACGTTGATGCGATCGAATGCAGATGGACGACCAAGATTTGTTTTATCACCAAACAATAACACACCTTGTCCAGGAATGTTTGCAATTGGGTTCACACCTTTCTTATAGAGTGAATCACGTTGCGCTTTTGTTGGTGAGTAAGAGATTGCTGTAATCCCAAGATACTGACCACGTCTTGAACCTGCAGGTGAGAACCATGGTGCACGATTTAAATCTGTTGCAGCCATAATACCTGCTGTTGACGAAGCAGCTGGAATGTTGATATACTGATCATTGAACTTATCATAGATCTTCAGATAGTTGTTATCTGGAATCAGATATGATGACTTTGTATATGTATCAGCAGTAGCAATTACGTTATCTGTAATTGTCTGACCGTTTGTAAGGTTAACAATATCGCTACGAGCAGGTGATGCTACAACAACACAATCCTTACGAAGTGATTGAGCTGTAGATACTAGATCGTTAACAACTGTTGTGTGGTTTTCACGAGTAGCCATTCCAGGTGCAATCAAGAAGTCAATTTCTACCTGATCTTTATCTTCGAAAAGATCAAAACCAGAAGCATATTCTGTTGTACCTAATGAGCCTGAATTTGCACCAGACTTAAAGTCGTGAGCTACTGCATCTGTGATTGTAGTAGGCTTGTAGCTTTGTGCTGTAGCAGTTGTTCCCGCACCAGCTGCTGTAAAGTCTGAGTCAAAACCAACCGCCCAGACATAATCTGAACGAGCGTTGATAACGTCAAGTGCGTAGTTTGTTGTTCCATCAGTATTGAATGCTTTATCAATAACTGATACAAACGGATATGTTTCTAGGACTGTGCCTTTTGTTCCGCTAAACTCGCCATCAGAGTCAACAATAGCAATATGAATTTCATCATTTGATGCTGATTTATCTGTAGCGAAGCTAGATGTGCCTGGTGCAAAGTCGAAGCTTGATTTGTATGTCCAACGATCAAAAGCTGAATCGTCAGGAGGACATACAGATACTTTGATACCATTTCCTAATTCACCGGGCCATTTAGCGATGAACGTATGACTTGCGCCAGCCAGAGTTCCCTCTTGGCCATCGAAGTCTGTTTGGTTTTTGATGATGTCGTGTCGGAATCTGGTGTAGCAAAAGTAGTAGCGAGAGTTGTCTCGTTATCGATCAATACTCTTTGCTCAGCAGGACCCCAACGAAAGTTACCAACCATTGCGCCAGTAGTTGACTGTACGTTAGGAACGCCACCAGTCAGATCTATTTCTTTGACGACAACCGCTGGTGAAGCAGACGGTGTTGAGAGTGCCATTTTTATCTTCCTCTGTTAAAAATTATATGTTCCATGATACGAATAGTCAACTTGAGAGTATTTATAATATTATAGAATTGGGTCATCATCCCACATATATCTGTCAACATCCGTTTTTACACGCCATGGATCATCCTCATTCTCGATTACTTCAGAATATTCTTTACCATCATCTATGAATCCAAAAGGCACAACATCATTCTCTATCTCTTGCATCCTTTGATTGAAGAGCATTTGTTTTAGATTAATATCAGTAAGATCAGCAAAGTATTGAGTAGATACGAAGTAACCAAACATTACCAGATTCATCATAAGATCATCATGGTTGCCATCACTAGCCTCGTATGATTGACCTTTTGCTTCAAAAGTAGAGATCTCTAATATAGTTTGTTCATCTACAATGTTTAGTCTATTTTCAAATCATGATATAACCCATTACATACAACACCACCTTGATCATTAGCTTCAATTACAACATATGCATCGTTGTAGACTTTTGCGTACTTATATATAATGTTTGGGAAGAGAATAGGAGAGATAGTGTTATTGCGATATACAGCAACCTGTTGAAACGGGCGAACGCTAATATCGACCAAGGTAAAAGTAGAGTAGTCCTGGCCTCTTCCCTTTGAAACATCAACCGTCATTATATAATCATGATCTTTGACTGGCTGTTCAAAGATCTTTAACTTACCACCTTCTAACAATTGATCATAGGGTTTAGCTCTTAGACTGAGTAGACAGTCTGCAGATATTAACGTGTCACCCGTTCCAAAGAATGTATTTCCAAATTCTTGATCAAACTGTAGCTGTGATGTGTTTGCAATTGTTTGCTCTTTCCATTGCTCATCACGACCTGGTACATCAAACCAATCTACACGGAATGATTTGAATTCATTTATTCCTTGGACAGATCCTTCCCAAATTTTATGAAACTGGTTGCCAATACCATTTGCCGTTGATGTAATGATGACTTTAGTGTCTTTACCTGCTGAAACAACTGGATATGTTGAGGTATAAAATTCTGAAGCACGCTCAACAAAAGCAAACTCATCAAGATACAATAGATTAACAGACATGCCACGAATAGAACTGCCGGAAGTAGCAGCAGCGATAATACGGGAATTATTACTGAATTCCAAAGACCCTTTGTTGAGTGCTTTGTTACCTGGTTGCAAAAAGAACGGAAGGTTCTCGAGCATAAGCGTGATCCTTTGTAGCATCTCACGCGCAGTTGCGCCCTTATTTGCGAGAACAGCGATCGTTTTTTCCGGGTTGAAGATTGCAAACCATAATAGGTATGCGCAGGCGGATATTGATTTGCCAGATTGACGACATGCGAGAACGACATTGAACCGATTTTCCTGAAAGTGGTTGAACATATTTCTCTGATAAGGGTAAAGTGCAAAGTTCACCAACCCTTTGTCAAGAGATATAACTTTAACATATGTCTCCGCGAAATACACGGGGTCCAACATACATTTTTTGTATTCATTAATAAGTTCAGGAGTCCACTGCTCTTGTACCCCATCCCTTTTAACATTAGGATTCCCTAGGTAGCTTTGTGGTCGGTTCAGCATCTATCACATCATCCTGTCTTAACATCTT